AAGAGCAAGTATGAGTAAAAAAGAAAGACTCTCTGCTGCAAGAAGAAAAAAGAAAGCTGATCCCAATCAGCAGCAAAAGTCTAGTGCTCCAAAACCAACATACGTCTCAACCGACAAACCAAAGAAAAAGAAAATGAAAGAATCTTACACAAGATCACTTACTCCTCTCACAGAGAAGGCAAAGAAGTGTTGGCCAGGATATGAAAAGAAAGGAACCAAGAAAATGTTTGGTAAGACATATAATAATTGTGTAAAAAAGGAAGAAGTAGAAATAGTTGATGAAGCAATGTCTTCATATGATAGAAATAGAAAGGCAGCAGCAAAGAGAGCAGCACAGAGAAATGCTGAGAGAAGAGCAGGTACAAGAGGTGGTAGAATGGAAAGAGAAACATATAGAAGTGAAGGTGGTGTGGAAATGCATCATAAGGGTTATAGAGCGGAAGAAGTAATTCTTGAAAGACAAAAAACAAATCAAGGTGAAAGACAATCAGAAGAGCAACATCAATCTACCTACGGTAAAGCAACAGTAAGAAATAAAAGAAAGTTTGGTTTCTCAGGTGGTAATGCAATAAATGCACCTAAAGAAACAAGTAGAGGAACTCTTATTGATAAGAGAAGAGAAGAGCATAAAGCAAAACGTGGTGTAAAGACTAAGGGTGTGAAAGAGGCATATTCCACAAACCCTGCACAACAGGCAGCGATTGCTATTGCTAAAAAGAAAAAGAAAGAAGATGATATGGTTGCTAAGAAAAAGAAACAGAAGATGTATGCTGGTTATGAACCAGAAGGTGAATTGGTTGATGAAAATATTCTTAAAGATGCAGGAAAGAAAGTATTGAAATTTCTTAATAAACCTATCATAACACCAACAGTAACTCAAGATGAATTTAAAAAACGTGTAGATGATAAAACAACGAATCAACTAGTTGAACCAGGCACTCAGAAAAATAGTTATGACCCCGAAGGTGAAACCATAGAAGAGGCAGACAAGAAAGGTAAGGGTAGTGGTAAAAAAGATGCATGCTATCATAAGGTAAAGTCAAGATACTCTGTATGGCCAAGTGCATATGCATCAGGTGCATTAGTTAAGTGTCGTAAGGTAGGTGCTGCAAACTGGGGTAACAGTAGTAAGAAAGAAGACTTTTCAGATTGGAAATCAGAGTTTATCTGGGAGGATGGGGATTCTTCAAAAAAGTTAACTGAAGAGGATGAGTTAACAAAGTTGAGGAATGCACTCAAGACTAAGACCATGGATGGTAAACCTTTGAATGATAAACAACTCGAAGGTATAAAAGCAGCCATAACTCAAGGTGGTAATAAACTTGAAGAAGACTGGCAGAAGACCAATCGTCAGGATAAGACTGATGGTATGAGTAAAGCAGCGGTAAAAGCATATCGTCGTGAAAATCCTGGTTCTAAACTTAAGACTGCTGTAACAAAGAAACCATCTTCATTAAAGAGAGGATCTAAAGATGCTAAACGTCGCAAGTCTTTCTGTTCAAGAATGAAAGGTATGAAGAAGAGATTAACCTCTGCTAAGACTGCAAGAGATCCTGATTCAAGAATAAACAAAGCACTAAGACGTTGGAATTGCTGATGAAAACTTATAAACAATTTCAAGAAAATGTTGCAACTAGCATCTTAAAATCTAAACCAGTACAGAAAATTATTGGTAAAACTCCTGCGGGTAGATTTGTAAGAAGTTTTGCTATTCCAGATAAAGTAGCAGACTTTGGTATACCATTTACGAAATATAAATTAGGCACTAATAAAGTAACTCAAGCATTAAATCTCCCATATAAGGCAGCTACAGATTCCATGTTTATGGGACCTGCAGCACCACTTACGTTTATGGGTAGTTTGGCTACAAGGGCATTTGGACCTGGTCTCTCTAAGTTAGGTCAAGCAAAGGAAAAGGCTAGACTTGATACACGTAAAAATATGTTAGGTGCTTTAAATAAGAGTGGTGATAAAAATGCTCAATTTAATGTAGATAAGTATATGAGCACTTTTAAAGGTGTAAACAATAAACCATTATACCCAAGTCCAATTCCAAAAATTTAAAAGTAGTCTATATACTATAACTGATCTCTATATTCATGTCTAATTTGATAATATCAAAGAAGAATGAAGTGTATCTTCATGTTGATGCAGAACCGCATGTTTACTATGAACTTGCGGATCAGTTTACGTTTGAACTTCCAGACGCAAAGTTCATGCCTCAATACAAGAGTAAGTATTGGGATGGAAAGATAAGGTTATTTAATACACAGACTGGACAGATATATGTTGGACTCTTAGATAGAGTAGTTCAGTTTTGTAAGGATCACGAATATACATATCAATTTAAAGAAAGCGAGTTCTATGGACTCCCCTTTGAAGTGAATGAGTTCATATCAAAGGAAGGTGTGAAGGATTATATGTTTTCTATTTGTAAGCACTCCCCCAGAGAGTATCAGATAGAGGGAGTATACGACGCTTTAAGACATAATCGAAAACTACTGATATCTCCAACTGCCTCTGGAAAGTCGTTAATGATATATTCGATTGTGAGATATTACGTTGAGAAGAAGCAAAGTATTCTGATAGTCGTTCCGACGACTTCCCTAGTAGAGCAGATGTATAAAGACTTTGCAGATTATGGATGGGACGTTGGTTCATACTGCCACAAGATATATGCAGGAAAAGAAAGAGAGACAGACTCTCAAGTCATAATTACTACTTGGCAATCAATCTACAAACTCCCCAGAAAGTATTTTGATAGGTTCTCTGTTGTGATTGGGGATGAGGCTCACCAGTTTAAATCAAAGTCATTAGTATCTATAATGGGAAAACTTGGAGATGCTAAGTATCGTTACGGTTTTACAGGAACATTGAGTGGATCACAAACTCATAAGTGGGTGTTAGAAGGATTATTCGGACCTTCTTATAAAATTATAAAGACTGATGAGTTAATGAAGAAAGGACATGTAGCAACTTTAGACATAAATGTGCTACTACTCAAACATCCACCAAATAGGTTTGAAACATTTGAAGATGAAGTTCAATATATCATTACTCATAATCAGAGAAATAATTTTATAAAAAACTTAGCACTTGATTTGAAAGGAAATACTCTCATACTCTTTGCTAGAGTAGAAGGGCATGGAGAACCTTTATATAATTTGATAAATACAAGTGGTATTATTAATCGTCATGTGTTTTTTGTTCATGGTGGGGTTGCCACCGAAGATAGAGAAAAGGTACGAGAAATCACTGAAAGTGAGAATAATGCGATTATCGTTGCATCCTACGGGACGTTTTCCACTGGCATTAACATTAAGAACTTGCATAATGTAATTTTTGCATCTCCCTCTAAATCTAGAATAAGAAACCTCCAATCAATTGGAAGGGTGTTAAGAAAGGGAAGTAACAAAACAAAAGCGACTTTATATGATATTGCAGATGATATCAGTTATAAGTCAAGGAGAAATTATACATTGAATCATCTCATAGAGAGAATCAAAATTTATAATGAAGAGAATTTCAACTACGATATAGTCAACATACCTCTTAAAAAACAATGAAAGATTTTTACGCAACAATTAAATTAATTACTGGCGAAGAAATCTTTGCTCTAGTATCTGTTGATAATGAAGAAGATGAACCAGTAATTATCATGCAAAACCCAGTAGTAATGAAAGTGTTATCTACTGGTAAAGGTCAAATGATGAAGATAAGACCTTGGTTAGAGGTACCTGGTGATGATGTTTATATTATGAAATATGATAAAATTATCACTATGAGTGAAGTAAAAGATAAAATGATTACTTCAATGTATCAGGCATATTGTGAAGAAGGTGACTTTGACTTCGGTACTTTTGTTGATGAAAGTATGAAAACAGACAAAAGGAATCATGAAGTAACTAAAAAAATGGGATATATCTCTACTGTGGAGGATGCTCGTAGGAAGTTAGAAGATCTCTTTAAAGATACTTAAGATACTTCCATCCCTCCAAACCTTACAAAGGTTATTGTACATGATTTGCACACACTTGTCAAGTATGTTATAATATAGACATGGATAACGGAAAAATGTAATGGTAAGAAAGAAGTCAGAACACTACGTTAATAACCGAGAACTCTTGGAAGCACTTATTGTTTACAGAGCAAAGGTTGCTAATGCAAAAGAGAATGACTTACCCAAACCACGTATTACAAACTATCTTGGAGAGTGTTTCTTGAAGATAGCAACACATCTATCATATAAACCAAACTTTGTAAACTATATGTTTCGTGAGGATATGATATGTGATGGTATTGAAAACTGTGTTCAGTATATCAAAAACTTTGATCCAGAGAAATCTTCAAACCCATTTGCTTACTTTACTCAAATTATACACTATGCATTTCTACGTCGTATACAAAAAGAAAAGCGACAAATGGATATCCGTGCTAAGATAATAGAAAGATCTGGATTTGAAGAAGTTATGTCAGCTGACGGAGACTTCAATGCATCTGATTATAACACAATTAAAGAAAA